GCCTCTTTATCAGCCATCGTATAAGTGATGCCAACCTTAGCTAGTTCGGAAGCAACAGAAGTGTGGTTGAATTTGTCCTCTTCACTAGACACGTCCATGGCGTTATCATCCCCATAACAAATAAGGGATATACGTTGATCAAAGGGGGGAACTTCCGTACCTTCGTGCATAGCGTAGTACGCATAACGCAAGTACAAGGAATTCTCCAAATTATTAATGATAACAGTCAAAGGATGTCCAGATGGGTTGGACCCGAAAACTTGTACCAACACACCATCTAATTCATAAAGCGGGTAACAAATTTCGGTAGCACAACCTCGCATGATAGTAATCTGTCTTTCAGTGTATCCGGCGCGAATTGCAATTTGAATAAGTATTTCAAAGGAAGACAACATTGCTAGTGGGGTTGCAGCCTTATCAAAGGCTTTGTAATCTCCAGCAATCATTCTCTTACCACCAAAACGCGTCAAATGGCCCTGTAATTCAGACCATTGGCGACTATGTGCATTAATTCCAACAGCACACTCAAATTCTTTCCAATTAGATTGAATCAAGCGAACAATAGGAAGGTAATATTTACGAACAACACAGGTAAAGGCAAATTCACATCCTGCAAAAACACGAATCTTATCCTTAGTGTACTTTGTGGGCTCGTCCTTAAAACTGCCGCGATGGATCACATATACACGTTCTCCATCAGCAAGGACATCTTCCATTCTTATTACTTCAGCCCAATATTGAGGGTCTTCAAAATCGATAGGCTCCGTTACACCAGGAACATCACGCTCCACAGGTCCAAGAAAGTACTTCTTCTTCTTATTTATGGGAAATCCCATGGAAGAATTTAGTTGTACGCGGTCAACCGAGGTCACTCCATCCACACCAGATAAAACATAATCTTTAGGATAAGGATGAACCAACTCCAGCTGTTCGGGGTTAGCGTCAAGGAAAGAATTAATTTTGTTCATAAGATCTTCTCTAGCCTTGGTGAGGATTTCAGGGACAAAATTGCCCTTAGGGTGAGCCATCAAGGTCAAATCGCGAGACCAATGTTTGCCAATATTTCTGGAGCTAGGGGCTCCATGCAAACGCGGCAAATCCATAATCTCAGCAACTTGTTCTGAAATGGGACTCTTCCTCACTTGCGACTTAAATCGAGTAGTCGCTAAAGGGTGAGATCCAAGGACCTCTGCCACTGGTTGTTGACCGTCATCGTCATCGGCCAACCAATGAACACAGTGGCGGGCTTCAATATCCTCTTTCGGCGTAAAATCAATACCA